GAGAGATTTGAGAACAGGTGAGCTTAAAGTGGGTGGAAAGTTATTTACTGGTAAAAGTGCCCAAAGAGCCACTCAGATTGTTAAAGCATTAGATGGTTTAACAATCCGGGAAGCTCAGGACTTGTTAGAGAGAGTAAATATACATTTACTTAACTCTGTAGTTACCCCAGATAGATGAGATTAGTTTAAGGAGTCAAGAGTGATAAAGAGAAAAAACACAATAATAGCAGCTTTAATATTAGGTGCATCATTAACAATGACAGGTTGTAGTGAAGCAGATAAAGTTAATTACAATATGTCAAAGCAGGCAGATTATTTTGAGTGTGAACGAAAAATAACAGTATACAACGCACGTACAGATAAAATCATTATGGAAGCAGAAGGCTATATGAGCATAAGCAATGATAGCGAAAATGAACTTGTATGTACGGTTAAAACTGGCGCAGATGAATACAGAAAGAATTACATATATCTCAATGATTACACAATGTATGTTGTTGAGGATATAACAGGAACACATTCAGACCCATATCATTACAAGATGTATTTTCATACAGAAAGTCTTATTGATGTGGATACAAGACCATAAAAAGGAGAAGATATGAACACAACAGCAGTAGCAATAACAACTATTATCTGCATAACAATATTAGTTTTATGCAGAGATGATAAGAAGAGGTGATATTATGGAGCATTTTAATTCAAGCGAAGCAAGGAAAGCGCAGGATAAATATTGCGATAGAGAAGGTTATCCGCATTGCAATTGGTCATTCTGCGATTAAGTGATTTTATTATGGAATAGGAGGAGTAACTAATGCCTAATATTAAAATAAAGACAGCAGAAGCAGCATTAATAATGGGCTGTAGTCCTCAATTTGTCAGAATAGGGTTACAGCAGGGAATATTGGATATAGGTAATGCAATAAAGATGTCTTCTATCTGGACTTATAACATAAGTGCAGCCGCACTTGCAAAGCGACAAGGAATGTCATTAGAGGAGTTATGTAAAACCTTGGATGAAATAAGAGACAGGTAGGAAGAACAGAAATGTTATATGCACAGGCACAAGAGCACTTTGAGAAAGAGCAAAGAGATAAGAACTGGATAACATCTTTTGTGGCAGTTCCGTATAATAACCTGTATGACAGATTATTCAGGCTGGCAGAAGAGTATGGAAAGATAAAGGCGGAAGTCTATATAGATAAAACAATAACAGACACTATATATGTAAAAGTAAGCAAAGTATAGATGAATAATAGAAAAAGAGCTGGTACAAGGAATACCGGCTCTTTCTCAAAACACATATAGATAAATCTCATATTTATTATATGTGTAAGTTCACTGAAAGTCAAGCGGGCGCAGGCTCGTCTTTGTAACTTTATAAATATATTAAAGTTAGGACATTTAAGGAGACAGGTATGGCTTACAGAAAAGATGTATGGCACTTCCCTGGCTCTAATGAGTATGAGTACAAATTTATTGGTAATTATGGAGCTAAGGGCGAGAAACGCCATAAAAGACAGAAAGCAACACAGGAGCAGATTAGAAAGCAGAACCAGAGGAATAAAGAAAAGAGAGTAAGAAGATTAATAAAAGCAAACTTTAAGGAGGGAGATCTATGGACAACCCTAAAGTATCCGAAGGGAACAAGGAAAAGCATCGACGAAGTAAGGAAAGACCTTAACAGCTTCTTAAGAAGTCTCAGGACAAGATATAAGAGTATTGATGAGATTGTGAAGTATATATACAGAATTGAGGTAGGAGCACTCGGAGGTGTGCATATACATATCCTTATAAACAGGGTTACAGGTGCAGATAAGATTATAACAAAGTGCTGGGAAAGGTTTGGACACGTTAACTATCAGAACATATATGAAACTGGCGGATATGCAGATCTGGCTGAATATATCGTTAAACAGCCGGAAGAAAATACGGAAGAATATGAACAGCTTAATATGTTCAGTGTACAGGAACAGAAGGAACTTGTTAAGTATTCCTGTTCAAGGAATTTGGTACGTCCTGAGCCAGAACGCACTGATTACAGCAGAAGAACTATGAGAAAGATTATAGAAAATGGTCCGAAGCCGACACCGGGATATTTCATTGACCCATTGTCAGTGGTAATTGGGACAAACCCTTATACAGGAATGAATTATCTGCATTATACAGAGTACAAGCTATTACGACAGGATGACCCATAAGGAGGAGCAATGAGGCAGGTAAACATATATACAGCAACAACCTTTAAGGGGCTAAATGTACAGAGTGGCATTATAGGCTACATATTGGAGCTTGTAACAGACACGGATCCGATAACACTGGACAGCACAGAACTGCTGTACGATATGAAGCCTAATAGAGCAGAATTGACAGCAGTTATTAAAGCACTACAACGGATGAAAGAAAAATGTGAACTGGTTATATATACAGAGTCTCCTTATGTGGCAAATGCTTTTAATGCTGGCTGGCCAGACAAGTGGAAGCAGAATAATTATAAAACAGCAAAAGGCGGTGATGTGGCAAACGCAGATGAATGGATAAAGCTGGATGAACTGCTTGCAGGACATAAGTATGAATTTCGCCTGCAAGAGGAACATTCATACAGAAACTGGTTAAAAGGACATATAGAAAAAGTAAAGGAGTATGAAGATGTTTGATATATTCGGAGAGTTTAACAGTGCAGAAGAAATAAACGAAGCGGCAGCAGCACAATTACAGGAAGGTGATACTGATGCAGTTATGACAATAGCAAGAGAAAATGGTATTGATGTAGATGATGCACAGGATTATATAGATGGTGTCATTGATGAGTTGTGTTCTCCGCTTATGGCCGCATTTGGAAAGATTGGTGTAGAGACAGAGGAGTTACAACCTAAGGAGATTATTGTTGACTGGATTAATTATATCAAAAAGAGATGCACAGAGTCAGAAGATATGGCTAGAGCTGTAAGAAAGAATGGCAGGAGTGTCAAAGGGTGTATCGGAGCATTGCTAAAATGGAGCTTTAACAATGCTTATGAAGTTGACAAGGATATTATTCATCTTTCTGGCATAAAGGGTGCCAGTGCTGTAAAGATGGGAATTCCTGGAATGGCAACAGCCTACAAGCTGATAGATGAATATTATCTTGGAGGTAATAAGTAATGAGAAAGAAGGATGTATTAGCTTATGCAGGAAGAACTACAAGGTCACGGAAAGATACGCTTATCGTTGATAAGGTAGATATAGGTGGCAGTGAACATCTGATAATTGACCTATATATAGCCAGAGAACTGGTGTTAAGAGTGGCAGTAAGTGATACAGATTATGTCAGTTATGACTATAGCAATAATAAATGGGAGCAGGTAAGGAGTAGTTACAAATTCCCTTACAAGGACAATATAGACCATGCGAATATAAGCAGTGATGATTCAAGGAAACTTGAAGAGTATTATGGTGGCAAAAAGGAATGTTACAGAACACGCACACAGGTTATATGTAATATCGAGGATAAGGTACAGGCACTTAAGGATGAAATAGCAAAGGAAAAAGAGAGAAAAGAAAGAGACCATCTTATGAAACTTGTACCCAAGGAATCTAAAATGCTGAAGACTGATATAGATATATATGCTAACCAGGGAAACATAATCTATTACAAAAGAAAGGGCAATATAGCAGAATATCATTGTTGCCAGTGCGATAGTGATTATACCAGACGTATTAAATCATCTGACAGCTATGAAGATGCTATGGTAACTCCGATTGCTAAAGTTCCAAGGCTGAATGAAACGGAGGAATGCCCTTACTGCAAGAAAACAGGAGTGCTTAAGCAGGCAGGACATGCTAAGACTACACGTCAGCATTTTGAGATTCTGACATATAATCTGGCCAAGGATGATACAACTCTTGTAGTAAGAGAATATTACATATGTGTGAGCCGGAGTATGTATGGTAGATATAATATTTATAACAAGTTATGTGGAATATCTTTCTTAAGGGCTGGATATGAGAGAACTTATCAGATGTGGGGAAACAGTATGTTTAGGTGTAAGAAACTTGATATAGACAGAAAAATAGATGTACACGAATTAAGAGAGGAGGATGTGATATCTAAGAGTGATCTTAAGTATTATCCTGAGAATATGTATAAGCTTATAAGCGAAACCCGATGGAAAGAGACATTGAGGGTTATAGCAAGGTTCGAAACGCTGTTCGCATATGCCAACTGTACAGCACTTGAAACGTTATACAAGATAGGACTGAATACTATATGCCGCAGAATTATATACGCAGGCGGTCATACAAGCGATATAAAAAAGAATGCAAAGACGGCAGCAGATATTCTTAAGGTCAGTAAAGAAGGATTCAGGTATATACGTTCAGTAATAGGTAAGCAGGATAGTGACAGGATTATTAATACGATAAGGTATATGGAAAGCAGGAAGATACCGCTGAGTGAGAATAATATAAAGATTCTGTCAGAATTCGAGTTATATTATTATCCTGGTAATGCAATGAAACTTGAACATATTATGAAATATCAGAGCCTGCAGAAATTATACAATTATCTTAACAAGGCTAAGGAACATTACAGCTCACTGCCAGATACACTTAATGAGTATTACGATTATATAAAGCAAAGGGAAACACGAGGAGATGACCTCACTAACACGGTATATCTAAGACCAAAGGCGCTACATGCAACTTATATGAATCTGCTTGAAGATATAGAACACGAGAAGAATGAAAAGTATATATCAGAGATGAGTAAAAAGTACGAAAACATAAGGAAAAGGTCTAAGAATATTCCTAAGAAGTATACCTGGCAGCAGTCGGATATGTTAATACGACCTGCACGCAGTGCGGAAGAGATTGTTATGGAAGGCAGGTTATTACATCACTGTGTAGGTAATGATGCACAGGGGTATATGGAGAGGTTCAATGAAGGAAAAGGCTGGATATTAGTGGTTAGACATATTAGTGAGCCAGATATTCCATTTGTAACTGTAGAACTTGTGAATAACAGTATAAAGCAATGGTACGGAATACGTGACACTAAGCCAGACAGAGATAATGTAGAGGCATTTCTTAATGCTTACATAGAACATATTACGAATAAAGGAGTAGAAAGAACAGCATGAATGAGTTAGAAGAGCTTAAAAGTTACAGCGAATACAAGGCGGCGCTGGATAAGCAGATGTTAGAGTCGGCAGAAGGGTTCGTAAGAATAGGATATCTGTTAAAGCTGGCCAAGGATACGGATATATTAAGGGATTCACAGTACAGTAACGTATTGGAATTCGCTAAAGCAGAATATGGAATAGATAAGACTATGGTATCGAGATTCATAAGTATTAATGACAGATTCTCAGAAGGTGGTAACAGTCCGATGTTAAGAACGGAATATCAGGGATTTGGATATGCAAAGCTTGTTATTATGTTGCAGTTACCAGATACGCTAAATGAAGAACTTACACCTGATTATTCCAAGAGAGAGATACAGGCTCTTAAGGAAGAGGTGGATGAAGAAAAGAAGGTATCTGACTTAGAGATATATGCAGAGGGTACAGACAGCGAAAAGACAGAGCTTAAGCAGATTATATACAAGATATGTGAAGAAAATATTGACGTGTACGAAAGGATATACGAGGCGGTAACACAAGGAGAGCTTACGACTAAGAATGTAATAGATATATTCGCACCAGCAGGGGATGCGATTTACTCTGTAAGAGTTCAGGGAGCAGGCAGAAAGGCAGTTTCTTTCAAACAGGGAGATGAAGATGTATCAGTTGTCAGTTTAAGAACATCAGAGAAGGATATATATAACGTGAATGCTGTATTCACGGCAGTTATTGATGTTATAGGAATAATAATAGTGAAATGCAAAGACAGTGCAGAAGGTATCTGGCAGCAGATATATAATGCCGAATATCCTAAAAAAGCGGAAATTGCACCGGTGCAACCAATTAAAACTGATACAAAAAAGCAGGAAGAGAAGAAAACAGCGCCAAAGAAGATGAAGGTGGTAAAGGCTAAGCAGGAGGAGATACATAGTATTGAAAAGTCAGTGCCTAAAGCAAGCCCGATTGAAGTTGTTGAAGAGTCGGAAAAGCTGATAAAGACAGAAGCGGACGAGCAATTAGAAGGACAGAAAAACATAAAAGATTATCCGGAAGTTATGCCTGATAATTCTGGGAATGTTGAGAGCGTTGAAGGAACTGTTGAAGATATGGATGAAATATCTGTGAATGAAGGTGAAACGCTTACAAAAGAAAATGAAACGCTTACAGATACGCATAACACTACAGAGAATGTTGAGAGCATAAGAAATAACATAATAACATCAGCACTTAATATCAAGTTCGCGTTAGATTCAAATGATAATATTACGAACAATGTAATTGACAGACTTATAGTGATAACAGAAGTGATGAAAAATAATCTTGAATTATTGAAAAGACAGGAGAGAAAAGGATGAAAGTATATATAAGTTTACCAGTAGCAAGAACTAAGGATTATAAGGCAAGGGCAAAAATGATAGAGAACGCTTTAAAGGCAGAGGGGCACACGGTTATTAACCCAGTGACTATATGCGAAGGATTACCGCAGGGAACAACACATAAGCAGTATATGGATATATGCTTGACGTTAGTGGATATGTGCGAGGCGATAGTGTTTGATGAAGGTTGGGAGAATTCAAGAGGATGTAATCTTGAAATGATAAGAGCAATGAAGAATAAGATAGCAATAGGTTTTATAGGAGAACACACATGGGAAAGTCAAAACAGGCAAGAGCACACGAATTTACAGAGGCTGCCAGGCAGCAGATCTATATTAGGGACCGCTACAAGTGCATTTTCTGTGCTAAGAACTACAATATGCAGGGTTCCACATGGTATGCAAAGCAGATATTAAGTGTCATGCACTATATTCCACGTTCAAAGGGTGGTTTAGGTATACCACAGAATGGGGCACTGGGGTGTCAGTATCATCATGAAATGCTTGATAATGGTAACCAGGGAAAGAGAAAAGAAATGCTGGAGATATTTAAGAATTATCTTAGGCATTTTTACCCAGATTGGAATGAAAACAATCTGGTATATAAAAAATGGTAAAGGAGAGTTATATGAATTCAAAGGAAATTAAAGAGTTAAAGCAGAGATTAACACTTGATAGCTGCACAATAACGAAGATGAAGGGCGTATATGTTGGAAGCAACAATGAGATAGTGGCAAGACTGGACAAGAATTTCTTAAATCTTCCTGAAGATGAGTTCTTTAAGTATCTTGAATATGCTAAAGAGATATTCCAGCCTAAGCAGGTTGATAATAAGGACTTAACATTGAATATTACTGGGGATTCCGATATTAAGAATATCTTAAATAGAATTGTTGATAATGGGCTGAAGAAGACAACGACAGCGGAAGAGGAACTTTACAATAAGATTATAAAGTATTATGGCCACACTAATGGTTATCTTATATTGCTTTTTTATGATATTTATGATATTCCTGTCGTCACAAGGGATAATCTTGTACAGGATGATTCGGAAGATATATATAGATATATCATATGTGCAATATGCCCTCTTAAGTTAACTGATCCAGCAATGGGATATGAGGAGAAAGACAATACATTCAGGTCTGTTGAGCGTGATTGGATTGTGTGTAAGCCAGATGAAGGCTTTGTATATCCGGCATTCAACGACAGAGCATCTGATGAAGAATCAATATTGTATTACACAGCAACTCCACAGAACCCGGATCACAGTTTCATAAAGAATGTCATTGAATGCGATGATAAATTTACTATAACTGAGTATAAGGATTTATTCAAGACGGCATTCGAATGGGCTATAGATTCTGTATCTGAGCGCGACAGATATTATTCAGCGATAAATGCAACATTACAGGGATATTCTCCAGAGGATGTATTAAGCCCTCAGATGTTAATTAATATTATGAGTTCATGTGGGATGCCAAAGGAATATATAGACAGAATAGCTAAAGAGTATGTATATGATTTCGGTGAATATGGATTCCCTAAGATTGGATACATATATCAGGAAAAATATAAGAATATGCATTATGCAATCGAGCAGAAAAATAAAGCAAGGAGATTGTTAACACAAGCCCATAATGCGCTTAATCATAATGGCGGTTCAGAGTTAGCGGATGAGATAGAAGATTATCTTAACAGGACAAGATAGACGACATTTTATTCAGGAAAAACACGGCAAAGCCGCATAAAGACAGAATGGGAGTGATTTTTTTACTCCAAAATTATCTACAAGATACTTATTCAATACAAAATAATATCACACAAAAAAAGAAGCTGATAGCCTAATTCCAATTACCACGCTGTCAGCTTCCTTTCTCAAAAACAGAACATATGTATTGTATCATAGATATATATATTGTGCAAGAAAATTATAAAAATGAGAAGGGAAGTAAAGAGATATGGCAGCAGATATTAGGGAAGCGTTAATACAGTATTGTGACATAAAACAGGAATATGATTACATAAGAACAAGAAGAGATAGGTTAATAAGAGAGATTGAGAAAATGGAAAAGGAGCAAATGAGTGTAATTGATTCTGTTACAGGTGGGGATGGAGGTATACAGCATTATAAGATAGAGGGATATCCATATCCTGAGTATAGCAGGAAAAGGACATTGCTTATAGCAAGAGAGGGTCAGTTACAAAAATATGAAATGAAATTATTAGAGATAACAAATGAAGTTGAGGAATTTATAGAAAAAATTGAAAATAGCAGAATAAGAAGAATGATTGAGTATAGATTTCTTGATGATTTAACCTGGATTCAGGTGGCACAGAGAATGGGAAAACATCACACAGAAGAAAGTTGTAGAAAAGCTATAGAGAGATTTTTAAAAGAAATTTGAAGTTTGTCCGATTTGTCCGCTTTTTCTGTGTTAATATATAAACTGGAACAAACAAAGAGAAATGTTGAACCACGGACTAGTATATAGTACGAATAAATTTTCTCAGATAGAGTCAGTAAAAACTGACAATATTACTCCGAATATGAGAACTATCCACCTCTAAAAGGTACTGGCATTAAGTTGTCAGTACCTTTTATTGTGCTTAAGTAAGAGAAAATAAAAAATGTTAATAAATGTTAATAGAAAGGGGGTACATAAGAAATGAAACCAAAGCAGATAAAGTGCCTGGAATTAATGGTTCAGGGCGAATTAACAGACAAAGAAATTGCAGAGGCAATTAACATTTCTCCTAAAACGATATGTGACTGGAAGAAAAATAACGAAGAATTCCGCAATGAATACAACAGAATGATGCGCTCAAGCCTGCAATATGCTGCCCCTAAAGCGTTTAGAAAGCAGGAAAAACTACTAAATTCAAAAAATGAGATGGTTGCATATCTTGCGGCAAAGGATCTAATGGATAGAGCAGGACTTAATCCTATTGAGAGAATAGAAGCAAATGTAAATGACACAGCTAAAAATGAACTCGCAGAGCTATTAGCACAGCGTAAAGCAAGAGGTGAGCCAGATGCTTCTAAGTGATAAATACTGGGATTACATAGACACACCTGCAAGAGCAGAGTTCTTAGAGGGTTCAACTGCATCAGGAAAGACAACAACAGTAGCTGTTAAGTTCATTATGAATGTAGCTGAATCAGATATGAAGCTGCACGTTATAGCAGGTAATACAACAGGTGTTATTGAGAAGAATATAATAAATGCTGATATGGGATTGTTACAGATATTCCCCAATCTGGAATACTGTGGTAATGGCGATAAAGAAAATAAACTTCCGCACATTAAATTCAAAACTGGCAGCAGTACTAAGATAATATATATTCTTGGCTATGATAATGCCAGTAAATGGAAGAATGCCTTGGGTTCACAGTTTGGATGTGTGTGGGTAGATGAGTGCAATACAGCTAACATAGACTTCATACGAGAGATATTCGGACGTTCTGAATACTTTGTAGGTACGCTTAACCCGGATGCGCCTACACTTCCTATATATTCAGAATACATCAATCATGCAAGGCCTATAGATAAGTACAGGGCAGATGTGCCGGAAGAAATATGGAAGGACCTTAACGGTTGTGAGCCTATTAAAGGCTGGGTGTACTGGTTCTTTAATATGACAGACAATATATCTATGACACCAGAGAAGATAGAACAGAAAAAAATGAGCTATCCTCCTGGCACTAAGATATATAAAAACAAGATATTAGGATTACGAGGCAAGGCTACCGGTCTTGTCTTTTCTAATTTCTGCAATAGGCATATCATTACTAGAGATCAGGCAAAGTCATACATCAGACGTGAGGTTGATGAAATGCAGGGCGAATATTTCATAATATTCACCAGCGGACTTGATACAGCTTATTCAACCAAGAGCCCGGATACGATTGCTATGTCCTTTATGGGAATAACAAACAAGGGCAAGCTGATAGTGCTGGATGAAAAGGTGTATAACAATGCAGAACTTGATATACCAATAGCTCCGTCTGATACGGTAAGGAATTACATTGACTTCCTGGAGCGTAACAGAAAAGAATGGGGTGGAATGTCAAAGAATGTGTTTGTTGATAATGCGGACCAGGCAACAATAACAGAGTTCGCAAAGTATAAAAGAGAACATATTGACTGCCAGTATATATTTAACAATGCGTATAAGAAAGTAACTATAATAGACAGAATTAACTTACAGCTTGGCTGGATGTCCTTTAATGATAAGAAGGGCAGAGAGCCAAGCTTTTATATTGTCGATACCTGTACGAATTACAAGACTGAATTAGAGGTGTATTCGTGGCTGGAGGATAAGGACTGTGAGCCAGAGGACGGTAACGACCATATGGTAAACAGTGTACAGTATGGCTGGATTCCTTATCGCGACAAGATAGGAATAGAGAATAAGACATAGGAGTGTGAGTGAGGTGAATATATTTACAAGTATGGCAGAAAAGGCAAGAGCAGGAATAAGGACGTGGCTGCGTATACAGCCGGCAATGAATGGAACATTTACATTACAGGAAACGCTTGATTATGAAGGAAATGCTATTAAAAACAGAATATGGTACAGAGGTGAAAGTGAGGAACTTGCACAATTGTATAAACAGTTGGCAGGAGATCATACAAGATTTTGGTCGGCAACAAGTACAGCGGGGTTAGAGATAAGAAAAATACACGTTGGCTTGCCAGCTATGCTGTGTGATATGCTGGCGAGTATAGTTGTTGATGATATGAATTTAATAGACACCGGCAGCAGACAGGAAGAATGGGACAAGATTGCAGAAGAAAATGATTTTATAGAGCTGGTAAAACAGGCAGTTATAGAAGCCCTCTATATAGGAGATGGAGCATTTAAAATATCTTTTGATACAACCTTAAGCCAATATCCAATAATAGAATTTTATCCGGGAGATAAGATAGAAATTATAAGAGATCGTGGCAGGGTAAGAGAAATCATTTTTAAGACAGTGTACCATAGTGGAACAAGGGAATATGTTCTTCTTGAGCATTATGGAATAGGATATGTTAGATATAAGCTTGTAAATGGAGACAGGGAATGTCCTCTGGATACAGTGTCTGAGCTTGCAGGGCTTTCAGATGTAGTATGGAATGACAATTTTATGATGGCAGTTCCTATGATGTTTTATAAATCAGCCAGATATGAGGGAAGAGGCAAGAGCATATTTGATGCCAAAATAGATAATTTTGATGCACTAGATGAGGCTTGGTCACAGTGGATGGATGCCTTAAGGAAAAACAGAACAAAGGAATACATTCCAGAAAATATGCTTCCAAGAAATCCATACACAGGAAAGGTTTTAAAGCCCAATGCCTTTGATAATGCTTATATAAGTACAGAGGCAAGTATGAAAGAGGGACAAACCAATAAAATAGACCTAGTGCAGGGTAATATTCCACACGAGAGCTACCTTGCAACATATATAACAGCGTTAGACCTCTGTTTACAAGGCATTATGAGCCCATCAACGCTGGGTATAGATGTTAAGAAGCTGGATAATGCGGAAGCACAGAGAGAAAAGGAAAAAGCAACATTATATAGCAGAAATAACATTGTAGGACAGTTGCAGAAGGTGCTTCCAAAGCTTGTAGATATAGTATTTAAGGCTATGGATACATTTCATAAGACACCAATTAGGGATACGGATATAGATGTAACATTTGGCGAATATGCGAACCCAAGCTTTGAGAGCCAGGTAGAAACAGTCAGCAAGGCAAAGCAGGGCGGTATTATGAGCATAGAGGCATCTGTTGATGAGCTGTATGGAGATACCAAGGATGATGAATGGAAGCAGGAAGAGATAGCCAGGCTTAAGGCTGAGCAGGGTATATCTGATATGGAAGAGCCGGCACTTAATATGCAGGCAGATGGCTTCTCAGTGGATGGCACTGATAACAGTTTCACAGGTTTTGATAACAAGTGAGGTAGCTTATGGCACTTAACACAGATTATGACATAGAGAAAGCCTTTCGAGCCATAGAAGATGAGCTGATAGCTTCAATGATACGGAATCTTGAACACCATAGGGCAGAGGAGACTAAAGAGGGATTTAACTGGACACAATGGCAGGTGGAACAGATAAAGGCGTTGGAGAGATATAAGGCTGAAAACAAAAAGAAGTTTAAAAAGTCATTCAGTAATATCAATGATTCAATAGAGGCTATGATATTTGCTGCCAGACAGGCAGGCGGTACAGAGCAAGAACAGAAGATATTAAGAGCAATAAAAAAAGGACTTAAAGCATCTAAAGTGTCACAGGGCACTGAGGGTGCTTTTTTCAAATTAAATACCAGGAAGTTAGATGCACTTATAAAAGCCACAAAGGCAGATTTTATTACAGCTGAACATTCTATGCTAAGAATGTCGGAGGATAAATACCGGCAGATAATATTCAATGCTCAGGTGTATGCGAATACGGGTGCAGGAACATATGAGAAAGCGGTTGATATGGCTACAAGAGATTTTCTTAAAGCCGGTATTAACTGTATTGAATATGCGAATGGCAGCAGGCATACAGTAAAAGATTATGCCAGAATGGCTATTCAGACAGCCAGCAAGCGTGCATATCTAACTGGAGAGGGAGAAATGAGACAGTCTTGGGGAATTAGTACAGTTATTATGAATAAGCGTGCTAATGCCTGTCCTAAGTGCCTTCCATTTGTTGGTAAGGTGCTGATAGATGATGTGTGGAGTGGAGGTGATGCAAGTGATGGTAATTATCCGTTAATGTCTTCGGCAATAGCAGCGGGTCTTTACCATCCTTGACGACCTAATTGCAAAGACGTACATACAACATATTTCCCTGAGCTGGATGAAGAGCCAGATAGTAAGTTTACCAAGGAAGAATTAGAAAAGGTCAAGGAAGATTACAAGCAGGACCAGAAGCAGCAATATGCAGGCAGGATGGTTGAGCAGTTTGACAGGTTGTCAAAGTACTCATTAGACAAGGACAACAAGAAGATGTATGCGGTCAAGAAGGGACAGTGGGAAAATGAAGTATTAAAACAGAAAAATAGAGGCAAAAAGGTTATAATAACGGAGCAGGCAATAGATAAAGTAAATGAAATTAATCCTAAGGGCTTTACTTCTGATAATAATAAATTTATAAAAGAAGTACATAAGGACTTACTTAAAGTTGCAAGAGAAGAAAATAACAGTAATGAAGTTGCATGTGTAGTAGATTTAATAACAAATAAAAAAACTAAATTTATAAAAGGTGGAAGGCATGAGGTAGATGTATATTCTGATTCAGATATGTTTCATTTATTGCATTCGGCAAAAGATAAGTCTTTGGTATTATGTCACAACCATCCTGGATTAACAGATTTTTCAGCAAATGATATTGGAGTATTTATGAGACACGACACAATAAAAACCATGACCATTGTGACAAACCAAGGACATGTACGATATATTTCAAAAGGCGAACATTTTGATTATAATGGAACGGTTGAATTGATGAGAGAGTGTCAGGAAAAATGTGGGAATAATATTGATAAGAGTATTGATTTGTTTTTGAAAAAATGCTATTCTGTTGGTATACAGAGAGGGTAATATTTAGGTAGGAGGTATTTTAATGGATGGTATATTAGACGGAAAACCGGGAATGACAATAGATGAATTGATTGCATTATTGGAAAAAGGACCAATAAAAGCAGAAGGCAATAATGAAGGTAAAGCAGAAGTAAAAGAAAACAAATAACAGCCACCAGTCGAGAGATTGGTGGTATTTTTATACTCTGTTGTACTGGTACAACAGAACTTAATAATTGCAAAGACGTACATACAACATATTTCCCTGAGCTGGATGAAGAGCCAGACAGTAAGTTTACCAAGGAAGAGTTAGAAAAGGTCAAGGAAGATTACAAGCAGGACCAGAAGCAGCAATATGCAGGCAGGATGGTTGAGAAGTTTGACAGGTTGTCAAAGTACTCATTAGACCCGGATAATCAGAAAATGTATGCGGCTAGAAAGGAACAGTGGGAGCAAAGTATATTATTTAATGGTAGTTCTGAAAAACATATTGAGGAATTACATAAGAATGATATAATGAATTTATCAGATAAAGAATTACAAGCAGTTACACAATATAAGAGCTTTGAAGCATATATTATAAATGATGTTTTAAGAAATGCAAATGATTTATCAAATTTAAAATCAGAACATAAACAACTTGTAAACAATTTAGATGCAGCACTGTCAAAAATATCAAAATTCAATGGGGATTTAATAAGAACTGTTGATTTTTCTGACAGGAAGGATGAGCAAGATAGAATTAAAGAATTTGTAAGTGAATATGTTGAAGGAACAATAATAACAATTAAACAATACTGGAGTACATCAAAGACAGAAGGATATAATGATTTAGCAAAAATAAAAATTTATATACAAAATACAAAAAATGGGCGAGATATAAGTTCTATTGGCTTAAATGAAAATGAAGTCCTTTATGAGCGAAATAGTAAATTTAAAGTTATTTCAAAAATATTAGTCGGGGAGATTTGGCATATTCTTTTAGAGGAGGCGGATTAAATGAAGTTAACAGCAAGAGAATGGCTTTTACTACCAGAAGCAGAGCAAATGCAAAGAGGAAAAGAACTTTCTCCAGAAGAATGTTTTAAACTTAGGATGGAACTTAGTGAAGTTAATTTTACGGAGGAGGAAAAACAAAAATTAACAAAAGAAGAGCGTGAGAGATTTATAAATCCACCGAAGAGAACTGATGAGGAAATAGAAAAAAATAATAGAACAACATTTAAAGTTTTACAGAATTGGAAAATTTTACCTAAAGATATAACATTTGAAGAATGGATAAAAGCAGGTAAACCTCTTAATTATTAATATAGGTGTATTTATATATCAAGTGACGCACTTGATATAAATAAATATTAATGTAGGCAAGATAAGTGATTATGCAAAGAAAATGTATTTTGCAAATCGCTATGATGAAGTCGAAGCGGAATATATGACATTAATAAAAAGAAATGGAGGTAAATTATGCCAGTAAAATATCCAGAAGAGATACAGAAACTTATTGATATTTTTGAACCATATATGATTGGGTGTCATCTTGAAAATGCCCCTAAAGAAGCAATAGAAGCTGCTGAGAAATTTTAAAAGTGGGCTTGGGAACAGGAACAGTAGATGAGTAGCCACCAGTCGATAGATTGGTGGTATTTTTATACCCAATTTTAAGAAAGTGAGGACAAGACAGTATGAAAAAATTATTTATTAGCCAGCCTATGGCAGGTAAAACAGACGAGGAAATAAAAGAAACAAGGAAAAAGGCAATAGAATATGCAGAGCTGCTATTAGGTGAGAAAGTAGAAGTTATAGAGTCTTTTTTTGAAGGAGCACCAGCAGAAGCTAAGCCATTGTGGTTTTTAGGAAAATCAATAGAACTTCTATCACAGGCTGATGTTGTATATTTTGTTAAAGGCTGGGATAAGGCTAGAGGTTGTAAAATAGAACATCAGTGTGCAGTAGCATATGATATTAAGAGAATTGAAGATTAGATTGAATAAACAGCTATAGAGCTGTTATTTTTATACCCAAGTTGCACCGGTGCAACAGAAAGGAAACGTATGTTGAAAAGATATTCACCGCCACCAGAGCCAGTGAAAAAAGAAAAATCACAATCTGAAATATTTATGGAAGATGATGATTTTGTAATGACACAGCTTAAAAGGCATGTATTAATATTACAGAATAGATTAACAATGGGAATGTATCAGGATGATGTAGATATTAAACTATATCATCAGGCTATAATGGATACTTTATATGGAATAGAAGAAAGGAAGAAGTAAGCACGCATAGCAATCTGTGGGTGCTATTTTTATGCCCAAAACTTAATGGCACTAAACTTTAGGAAAATGCTGACGAGCGGTAAACGGAAGAAAGGAGATAGAGTGATGAGAAAGACATTACCTATTAATTTACAGTTCTTCGCTGAGGGCGGAGATGGTAACGGCGACCAGAACGCTGGAAGTAACAATAATGGACAGGCAGGACAGCAGGGTGGTCAGAATAATCAGCTGGCGGCTGGTGTTGATTATGACAGATTACAGGAAATGATTAATACTGCAACTGCCAAGAAAGAAAATGCTGTTATTAAGGACTACTTTATGCAGCAGGGATTGTCAGAGAATGAACTTCATCAGGCGATTGCGGCATTTAAGCAGAACAAAGAACAGCAGGCAAGTGAGCAGCAGAATGTTAATGCTAACCTTCAGAATGAATTAACAGCGGCAAAGCAGCTTGCAGAGCAGGCTCAGGTCGAGCTTGCGGCTACAAAGGTAGCAGTAGAACTTGGTATTAATGTAAAGACGTTACAGTATGTCCTTAAAATGGCTGATTTTAGTAAAGCCAAGGATGCAGACGGAAAAATCTCTGAGGATAATATTAAAGCTTCCTTAGAGCAGGTCCTTAAAGATGTACCAGCATTAAAACCAAGTACGGAGAACAATTCTGGTTTTCAGATTGGAGCTCCAGCAGGAAATAATAATCAGAGTAACGAGGAGGCTTTAAAGAAAGCCTTCGGACTATAAGAAAAGAGGTAAAAAAGTATGGCAGTATATGAATATGCAGAAACATTTACACAGCTTTTACAGCAGAAGTATTCCAAGGAGCTGTGCTCAGACGATTTAACACAGTCTAATCCACAGGTAACATTTATCAATGCACAGACAATCAAGTTACCAAGAATGACAGTAAGTGGTTATAAAGACCACACAAGAACACCAGGCTTTAATGCTGGTACACTAAGCAATGACTGGGAGCCAAAGAAGTTATCTCACGATAGAGATATAGAGTTCTTTGTGGATCCAATGGATATTGATGAGACTAATTTAACATTATCAGTTGCTAACATTCAGAACACATTTGAAACAGAGCAGGCTATTCCTGAAAAGGATAGCTACAGATTCTCTAAGCTTTATTCAGAGCTTAATACATATAAGGCGGGCAATATCAACACAACAGCTATTACAGTTGCTAACTTCTTAGATGTATTTGATGATATGATGGAAGCTATGGACGAGGCTGGTGTTCCAGAGGAAGGCAGGATCCTTTATCTTACTCCTAAGATGATGAAGATTGCCAAGAAGGCAGAGGGAATACAGAGAACTATGGATGTCTCAGGTGGCTCTAATGCAGTCAATCGTAAGGTACACAGCCTTGATGATGTAAAGCTTAAGAGCGTACCATCTGCAAGAATGAAGACAAAGTATGAATTTACAGAGGGCTGTGTTGCTTCTGGAACAGCTAAGCAGATTAATATGATCCTTATTCATACATCTTGCGTAGTTTGTCGTGATAAGTACAGCTACATCAAGCTCTTCACACCAGGAACAGATTCAAGGACAGCAGATGGCTACCTTTATCAGAATCGTTGCTATGGCGACCTTTTCTTACTTGAGAAAAAGGCAGACGGCTGTGCTATGAATGTAGACGGAGAATAGGAGGCATATGATGAAGGCAGTAAAAGCTAATAAGGAATATACAATAGCGGAGCAGGAGCAGAAGCGCTATATTGCTGATGGCTATGATATTGTTGATGATAATGGCAACGTTATAGCTTATGGAAGAGGCAAGACTGTTCCATATGAGCAGTATAAGAAGGTACTTGATGAACTTAATGCACTTAAGACAGAAAAGCAGGAAACAGTCGATTTAACAGCTATGACAGTTGAAGAATTAACTGCATTTGCAAAGGATAAGGGCATAGATATCGGACAGGCAACATCACAGGAAGGCATCATAAAGAAGATTAGAGCTGCCTTGGAAGCGTGAGCCTATGGTATATGCAAGTAAAGAACAGTACCTGAGTGAGCATAATCTTATCCCGGATGAACAGATAGAACGAAGATTAAAACAGGCGAGCCGTCATATCGACTCGCTTACTTTTAATCGTATAACATCAAGAGGCTTTGATAATCTGACAGAGTTCCAGCAGGCAATAATCATAGATGTATGCTGCGATATGGCTGATTTTGAGTATGAGAATGAAGACATGATTAATTGTGTCTTACAGAATTATGCTGTAAATGGAGTATCTATGCAGTTTGGCAGCAGTTGGAATGTTCTTGTGCAGAATGGAATTGCTGTAAAGCGTGATACATACCGGGTGCTTTGCCAGACAGGCTTGTGCTGCTTAAGTCTGGGGGTGTGAGTATGAGATACCCTTGCTTGATATTAAAGAGCATGTGTAAGACAGAAATACATGTAGAGATAGAGCAGGAAGGCAGGAATGTCTATGGAGAGCCTCTTGAGCCTGTTATATGGGATGGCTTATGTAACTATCAGGACAGCGGTAAGACAGAATTAACAGCAGAAAAGGTGCTTATACAACTTGAAGGATGTGCTTTGATACCTGGAGATATTGCACCGGAGCTTCCTGTTATTACTAAAGGTGATATAAAGGTGTTCGGTGTAACAAGGCATATATACAAGGGTACGAAGTGTCGTAATCCGGATGGTACGGTTAATTATGTAAGATTGGATGTGATGTAATGGCAAAGAATGTTAAGTCAACAGTTAAGCTTAATATGCCTATGGTAAGGAAGCTTACGGCAGCAGCACAGGTGTCATTAGTACAGACAGCAGAAGCAATACATACGAATGTAGTTCAAAGTCAGGTAATGCCTAGAGATACAGGCACATTACAGAATGAGAGCACATTTGTATACACACAGGATATTGCTAATGGCAAGGTAGAACTTATATCAAGTACACCATATGTAAGAAGGCTATATTATCATCCGGAATATAACTTCCATCAATCGCCTTGGGTAGACGATAAAGGTAAAAGACACGAAGGAAACGCAAATGCCAAGGGCAGGTGGCTCGATGATTATCTTAAAGATGGTAAGAAAAGAAATTTTGCTCCTGATACGTTTGCTAAGTTATACAAGAAGAATGCGGGGTTATGATGTTAGGAATAGGTGATGTAAGAGATTATATAGCAGGCCTTGGGATTGCAGATAATACTAACGTGCATTGTGGCAAATTAGATGACAAAAAGAATAAGAGCATAGGTGTTTACAACAATAATAAGCAAAGACCTGTGCAGATGGCGGTAGGCGGCTTAAATAACAGCTCTTATCGTGTTAAGTCTGTAAGCATATTAGTTCATTGGAACACAAGTGTAAGGGACACAGAGAAGGCATCAGAAAAGCTCTACAATATGCTTAGTGATATGAATCATATTACAATTAACGATACTAAAGTGTTCTTCACAAAAATGCTGGTTGATGAGCCTGTTGATGTAGGGACAGATGATAAAGGTATCTTTGAGAGTGTAATAGAATTAGATATTTATTATGAAAGGTAGGTAAAAGCATGGCAGAAAATACTAAAATTGCCGGATATAGTGCAGAAGCAGTAGCAAAAGAAGATGTTAATCCGGTGTACGAAATAAAGTTTGGTGTATGTACCGCTGGAAGAAAGAAAGCGGATACACCAGAAACTATAACAACAGTTGTTGTTAAAGATGCAGAAAGTCTTGGAATATCTATTGACGGAAGCATGGAAGAATGGAAACCAATGGATCAGGGTGGATGGACCAGACGATTAATGACAGCCAAGTCAATCGGAATATCAATGGGTGGTAAACGTAATTATGGTGATCCAGGTAATGATTATGTTGCAAGACTTGCAACCAAGACAGGACAGGATTGTAATACGTGGTTATCAATTATTTTCCCTAATCTTGATCAGCTTATTATTCCAGCGGTAATTAATGTGACAAGTATGGCAGGAGATTCAACAAGTGCAGAAGCTCTTGAGTGGGAAGCGCAGTCTGACGGAAGACCAACATATATAGAACATGTAGCTTAGAGATAAAAGAAAGGAAATAAGATAATGGCAAAGACAGATTTTAAAGTAATAGACATATCTATGAAGATTACTAACCAGTTACCAATGATTCGTATTACAGAGGATCTGGTTGTAACAGTTAATAATCGAAAGAACAACATTCTATGTGTACAGGCTATGGCTAGTGAGGCAGAGAAGAAAGTTAGCAAAGATGGCGACAATGGTATTGGCTTTATGGTAAAGGCTCTTGAAATGCTTGTTGGTAAAGAAGCTGCCGATAAGATTGAGGATATGGACTTACCACTTCCAGAGTATAAGGAAATGTACAATACGATTATGAGCGTTGCCACAGGAACATACGGAGAGGAACAGACACCCTCAAAGTGAGACGTACTATGACCTATGGGATGACTGGGAACTGATAGAGTCCAGCTTCCTGTCACAGTATGGTATAAGATTACGTGCAGATGATGATATGTCCTGGTCTGAATTCTGTTCTTTATTATCAGGAATAATGCCTGAAACACCACTTGGAAGAGTGGTAAGTATAAGGGCAGAGAAAGACATTAAAGTTATCAATAGCTTTACTAAGGAACAGAAAAAGATACATGATGACTGGCTTCTGAAGCGTAATAGGAAAATGGTGGGAACACCGCAGTATATAGAATATTGGACACGATTACAAAGAGATTTTAAGGCTGCTTACTCAAAGAAGTAGGCAGTCTTTTTTGTGCCAGAGAAAGGAGGGAGAATGTCAGATACAGTAGCACAGATAGCTCTGGAACTTGGTATAGACAGCTCACAGATAGTTAATCAGCTTACAGGAGCTTCTAATAAGGCAGCTAAGCAGGCAACAACTATCTTTTCTGGGCTTGGTAAGAAGATAGCTGCAGGACTAAGTATAGCTGCAGTTACTAAGTTTACGAAAGATTGCATAGAAGTAGGTTCTAATGTAACAGAAGTACAGAATGTCGTAGATACAGCATTTAAGGACTTAAGCTGGCAGGCAGACCAGTGGGCTTCCAATGCTATGACTAACTTTGGCTTATCGGAATTATATGCCAAGAAGTATATGGGTGTGTTTGGCCAGATGAGTAATGCTATGGGTGTTACAGGTAAGGCGGCATTGGATATGGCTGAAAATGTTACAGGATTAACCGGTGATGTTGCATCATTCTATAATCTGGGGACAGATGAGGCATATACAAAGCTTAAGTCTATATGGACTGGAGAGACAGAGACACTTAAGGATTTAGGTGTAATAATGACTCAGACTAACTTAGACCAGTATGCACTTAATAACGGCTTCGGTAAGACTACAGCCAAGATGACAGAGCAGGAAAAAGTAATGCTACGTTATCAGTACGTTACAAGTGCTTTATCTAATGCCACAGGAGATTTTGTTAAGACACAGGACTCCTGGGCGAACCAGACAAGAATACTTTCATTACGATTTGAGCAGTTAAAGGCTAGTCTTGGTAAAGGCTTCATAGCATTGTTTACACCTATTCTGCGTGGATTTAATAGCCTGCTTGCAGGACTGCAGAAAGTGGCAGATGGATTTGCTAACTTTGTACAGTTGCTAACAGGGGCAGATATATCAGCCTCTATGGGTTCGATAAGTTCGGATATAGCAGGGATTGGAGCAGATGCAGGCAGTGCAGCAGACAATGTAAGTGATATTGGAAGTGCTGCTAAGAAGACAGCCAAAGATATAGAAAAATCACTTGCAGGTTTCGACCAGATTAATAAACTTACAGAGCCAACAGATGATAGTTCTGATTCAAGCGGTAGTACAGGTGGAACATCTTCAGGAATCGGAAGCGTTGACCTTGTACCAGATGTGAGTGGAAGTACATCTAATGTTTCTAGTGCAATATCTGATATGGCAGATAAAGTCAAGAAGGCATTAGAGCCACTTAAAGCAATATCCTTTGATAATCTGATAATATCTCTAGATAACCTTAAGAGAGCTGCACAACCATTAACAGAGAAGTTATTCGCAGGATTGGAATGGGCTTATTACAATATATTTGTTCCTTTAGCTAAGTGGACTATAGAGGATTTGCTTCCAGCATTTCTTGATGTATTAGCAGGCTGTTTAGATGTACTAAATAGTGCATTAGATGCATTAAAGCCATTGTGGATGTGGGCTTGGGATAATTTCCTTGAGCCTGTGGCAAAGTGGACTGGTGGTGTGATTGTTGATGTCCTAAATGGGTTGGCATTTGCCTTGGAGGGTATATCTGATTGGATAAAGAATAATCAAGGTCCATTTGATGCAATCGTAGTTACTATAGGAGCATTTGCAGCAGCTTGGAAAGCGGTAGATTTAGCAGAATTTCTTATGAATGCTGGCGGTGTTGTTGGATTGCTCAGTAAACTTAAAGATGCAACTTGGGGCTGTGTAACAGCTAAGATAGCAGATAAGCTTGAAACAGTTCAGATTTGTGCTATGTATGCAAAAGAATTTGTAACTGGTCTTGCAAAATCCACAGCAGAGCTAATAAAAAATGCGGCACAATGGGTAACAACAACAGCAGCTAAAATAGCAGATACAGCGGCTACAGTTGCTTATACAGCATCTATGTGGTTGGCGGAAGCAGCTACAACAGCATTTGGTGTAGCTATGTCGGTATTAACAAGTCCAATAACATTGGTTATCGCAGCATTAGCGGCGCTAGGTATTGCAATATATGAATTAGTAAAACATTGGGATGAGGTCAAGGAGGCAGCAGGAAAATGCTGGGACTGGATTACTGATAAATGGTGTAAGGCAGGTGATTGGTTTAAAGGCATATGGCAGAATATTAAGTCAGCATTTTCTTCATTTGATAACTGGTTACAGAATATTTTTAACATAGATTTTTCTGATAGTTTCGGTTTTATAGGCAATATAATGAATGCTTATTTGAATAATGTTTCCAATATATTTGGTGATGTAAAGCAGATATTTGGTGGATTGATTGACTTTATTGCTGGTGTATTTTCGGGTGATTGGTCAAGAGCCTGGGAAGGTATAGTTGATGCATTTGGTGGAATATTCTCGATGATAGCAGATATAGCCAAAGGACCAATAAATATGGTAATCGGACTTATAAATGGTATGCTTGACGGATTAGAAAGTGGTATTAACTGGATGGTTCGTAAGGTAAATAGTTTGAGTTTTGATGTGCCTGACTGGGTACCGGTTATAGGTGGTGACCATTTCGGGTTTGATTTACCGGAAGTTGGTTTTGGCAGCATTCCATACCTTGCACAAGGTGGATATGTAAAGCCAAACACACCACAGCTTGCAATGATTGGTGATAATAAACACCAGGGAGAAGTTGTAGCACCAGAGGATAAGCTTATCGATATGGCACAGAAGGCAGCAGCTATGGCATCCAGTGCTGAACTGTTAGCTGAAGCTATAAGTATTCTTAAGCAGATCCTTAAGATACTGGAAACATTAGATCTTGATATACAGCTAGATGGAAAGAGCCTTAAGAAGTATGTAGTTGATAAGATTAACGAGCATACAAAGCAGACAGGAAAATGTGAGATTATACATTAAGGATGTGATGAATTGATACTAAGATGCGACAATCAGGAGCTTCCGGCTCCTGTGTCCATCAAAGTGGATGATGAGATAATATGGTCTTCTTCAACAGGACGAGCACTTGACGGAACAATGTTAGGTGATGTAGTTGCTGAAAAGAAGACCTTATCTATATCCTGGGGAGTTCTTCAGGAAGATGAGCTGGTTCTTATTAAGAATAAGCTTGTTGCCGGATTTTTCCCAATAACATTTCATGATGATGGACAGGATATAACAATAACAAGTTACAGAGGTACACTAAGCAAGGAAGTAATAGGGGAGCTTGATGATGGTATTTTCTATTACAGAAGTGCAAGTGTATCTATTATTCAACAATAAAGGAGATTTATAATATGAAATTTACAATCAAACAGATTGACAGATGTGCAGCAGAATTACAGAAGTTACAGAATTCAAAGAAACATTGGCCAGTTAAGGTCAATTATGCAATTGCTAAAAATCTTAAAGCGTTATTGGCAGAATTAGAGGTATATAACGCTGAAAGAACACGATTATTAAAGGAAAATGCTTTAAAGGATGAAAATGGAAATGCAGTCGTAGAAGATGGCTCTTACAAGTTTGCAGAAGACAAGGAGCAGGAGGTGATTAAAGAAATTGATGATATGTATAACATTGAAACAGAACTTGATGTGCATATGATTAAGCTGGAAGATGTTAATGAATGTGATGCAGAGGGATATGATGGAACTACATTAGAAGATATTACAGCAATAGAGTTTATGATACAGGAGTAAACATATGTATAACAACGTAACAGAAGCTTTTAAAGAAACAATAAGAAGTCCATCAAGGACTTTTGAGGCAAGGCTTAAGATTAATGGCCGGTGGTTTAATTCCAAGTTCAAAAAATTGAGCTATGAAACATCAAGTACGGCTGATGAAGCTTTACAGCTAGGAGCGGCTGTATCTGCAAAGATAGAAATTACTATTAAAAAGATAGACGAATTATTTGAAAATACAGAGATACCAGTAGAGATAGGCTTAAAGCTGCCAAGTGGAAAGTATGAATATATTCCACTTGGCTTTTTTACAGCAGAGCGCCCACAAAGTGATCAGGCAACAACGACATTTACAGCATATGACAGAATGATGAAGACTACAGGACTATATATATCCAATCTGATATATCCAGCAAGTGCTGCTTCGGTTTTAAGTGAGATAAGTACAAGCTGTGGTGTTCCAGCAGACGTAAGTAGTCTGGATGACATAATGATACAGACTAAGCCCGTAGGATATACATACAGGGAAATGATAGGCTATATAGCTTCGTTAAAGGGGGGATTTGCCTGTGTAGACAGAACTGGAACTATTGTTATTAAGTGGTATGAAGAATGTGAATATTCAGTAGGTAAAGCAAGAATTATATCACTTGAACACAATGAAAGTGATTTTCATTTGGATTATTTAAACTGTAATGTCGATAGTCAGACTGAATTAACGCAGGGCGGCGGAGAGCTTGGGATAACATTTTCAAATCCGTTTATGACAGCAGACAGATTAAGCCAGATATATCAGGGTATTAAAGGGTTTGCTTATAGAGGAGCTTCATTAAAGACACTTGGAGACATACGTCTGGATCCGTGGGATGTTATAACTGCAAATGACGGCACTGGTGAATATAAAATACCGGTTATGAATTTGGTACAGGAATATGATGGCGGTATGGCTATGACTGTTACATCTTATGGAAAGACAGAAGTAGAGACCGAAACGGACTTCAAGGGACCGACAACACAACAGAATGAGAGAATATATTCTGATTTGATATTGGCAAAGGAATTAATAGCAAAGAAAGTTGATGCTGACTGGGTTAAGGCTAATACTGTTACAGCAGAGAAAATTGATGCCGTAAATGCAGAGATAATTGATATAAAGACCAATTATCTTAAAGCAGATGTTGCAGATTTAAGGTACGCTAACATAAAGCTTAGTAACATCGAAGCTGGCTCTATAAAGACAGCAATGATAGACACAGGTGCAGTTGGTACAGCTCAGATTGCAGACGGAAGCATAACAGATGCAAAGATAGTAGATTTGACTGCTAATAAAATAACAAGTGGAACTATAGATGCCGCTAACATCGAGGTAATAAACCTTAAGGCTGCCAATATCACGGTAGGAACAATTAACGGTAAGCAGATAGCGGAAGGCGCAATAGATACATCCAAGTTTGGAACAGATGTCACTGACTGGATGAATACAACAGACAAAGATATAGAAAATGCAGCACAAAAGGCAGATTCAGCTAATACAAATGCGGCAGGTGCATTAAGTACGGCGGAAGCGGCTAAACTTTTATCAGCGGCGGCTTCTAAGACCGCGGAAGGAGCACAGCTTACAGCAGATGGCAAGAATACAGTATTTTATCAGACAACGGCACCTTCTGTTGAAGATAGAAAAACTAATGATATATGGTTTAATACAGCAGATTCTAATAAGATGTATTACTTCGATGGCAAAAGCTGGGTATTACGTCAGTTCGGAACCCATGCCATAGCGAATGCTTCTATAACCAATGCCTTAATAGCAGATGCAACAATACAGAATGCCAAGATTGCCAATATGGATGCAGGAAAGATTACAAGCGGTTATATATCCGCAGACAGGATAGCTTCGAGTTCGATTGTAATTGGAAAACTTGATGCTGGTACGCAGAATGATATAGCCGCCGCCAAGAAAAGATATCAGATAACCGTAGATTTAAGAGATACAAAATATAATACTGATACATATTATCCAGTATTAATAAATTCATCTATACCATATAACGGCTTACATAACTATGAATGTAATGTTCAGCTTAATAGCGGTTCCAAACCTGTATGGTCTATGCACAATCAGGGATTTACCTGCAATCTTATTTTAAGAGTATTAGCAGGTGGCTGGGGAACAACGGATGCCGCTGGTTATTTGGAGGAGAATAATTATCGTTTTTGTAATAAAATGCCTGCGTTTGTAGGGCAGGTACAACAACATAGCCAGATATACTTTATGTTGCGTGGTGGGGCACAATATTACATTTATACACCTAATAAAAGTGACGTAACAATATATACTGTTAAAACTAATATAGCAAGAAATACGTCATATACAGTGTATCTTGAACCTACCCAATCGCCAAAGAATGATTATGCGGAGGCTAAAGGATCTACAATTGCAAGCTGGTGTGCTGCAAATAATAAAACCCTGATTAACGGCGGAAAGATATATACAGGCAGTGTTACGGCAACACAGATATCGGTCAATGCAATAACAACAGAAAAGATAGCGGCAAGTGCAGTTAGTGCAGATAAAATAGCAGCTAGTGCTATAACTTCGGCAAAAATAGCAGCAAATGCAATAACAACAGAAAAGATAGTGGCAAGTGCAGTTACAGCCGCGAAGATAGCTTCTAAGACAATAACAGCCAATCAGATAGCTTCTAAGACAATAACAGCGGCTGAGTTAAGTGTATCTACATTATCTGCAATATCAGCAAACTTAGGAACGGTTACAGCTGGAGTGCTTAAAAGTACCAATTATGTTGCTAATAGTACAGGAAGTACATTTAATCTGAATAATGGTTATTTGGAAATAAATAATGGAAGTGTAAATTTAAAAAATTCGGTTGCATCAACAAAAATAAATGCATCTGGTTTTATAACTTCTCAATTTTTAGGGCATACGTTAGACTGCACAGGAACCATTTTTAATGGAGTTACAATATATAAAACAAATAATAAAAGTGACTATAAAATAATGCTTGGTAATGAGGCAGTTTCGATATTTAAAGAAGAATCTGAAATTATTTCAGGAAAAAATGGTGCCAAATATTATAAAGATGGATTTGATTATTATAGAAATAGTAAATTAGTTACAAGAGCAGGATTTGAGGACAATGGCGGCGCTTTCTGGTTAGCTAATAGCCAAGGTGCTAATACAATTGGTTTGATAGGAAGTCAAGGTTTAATCTATGGTAGAAAAATAAGTGCTGATTATGGGATTCCGTTTGTTCAATGGGGAACTAACTGGAATTTTGGTAGTGGATCCTGGAAAGAATATATTATTACATTTCAAAAATCATATGCTGCACCACCATTAATTTCAGTTATGCCTACGACATTATTCTCTAATGAAAATATTTGTTTGACTGAAGTTACAGAAACTTATTTTAAGTATTCGGTGTATGAACCAACAACATCATTTGCATATGGAACCAGATGGATGGCAATAGGTGTTAATAATGGATAAAATCCACAGAAGTGGTAGAAAGAGGTAAAAATGTTAAATGTAAACAAATCTATAACATTAAATGGAACAAGCAGTGTAGAGGAGAATGGTGCAGTTACAGATATTATGTATATGAATGCTACAATCTCCGCCAATGGAGGGTTGTCTATAAATCGCAACATAGCTAATGCACAGGCATATATAGCAAATAAGGCAACATATACGAAAGATATAACAGAATTTGAAAATAAATTAAATGAGTTGGTAACAGAATTTAGTAAATAAAGGAGGAAAATGGAGATGATTAGAGCACCAAATATTAAAGTGAATATTAATTAAAGAGTATATAAGATTTTAGGAGGAAAGAAAAAATGATAACTTTAAGATATATGTATGCGGAAGCTGCACACGACAAATTGCTACAGCTTGTTATAATAGCAATAATAACAGATACAATCTTTGGCATATTAAGGGCAATTAAGGACCGTAATTTTAATAGCTGTTTTGGAATTAACGGAGCAATCCGAAAATGCGCAATGATTTTATCTATAATATTGCTTGTTATTGTCGATTATATAACGCAATTCAATTTAATAGGCTTCTTACCTGAAGAAGTAAGACAATTTTTTGGAGAAAGTATCGGCATCGCAGGATTTTTCGAAATCCTATTCTTGACCTATGAAGTTGTTAGTATATTAAAAAATATGGTTCTATGCGGACTGCCAGTCAAAAAGATATGGTCATATGTAAGAACATTTCTTAGTAAATATACGGATGAGTTACCAGACGATGATGAGCTTGCAGATACGGCCAGTAAAGCAGAAGTAAGCAACGAAAAATATATTAGTTAGTAAGCACACGTAGTTGATTATGTGTGCTATTTTTATGCGCACATAGCGGAAATATATAAAAAGAAAGTGAGGAATAAGACTATGAAAAAAGGAATAGACATAAGCAGACACCAGGGAGAACTTGATTTTGATTACATTGCAGCTAACTTTGATTACGTGATTATCCGCTGCGCCTATGGCAATGACTTAAGCGAAGATGATAGTGAGTGCAGCCAGTGCGATAGCATGGCACAGACATATATAGATGAATGTGAGAAGAGAGGTATCCCATACGGATTATATATTTATCAGTATGCAGGAAACAATGATGAATCATTAAGTGAAGCTGCGCACATCAGAGAGTGGTATAACAAATGTAATCCAACAATGGGATTATATCTCGACATAGAGGATGCAGACGGATATAAGGCAGAACATGGCATTGATTATCATTATACACAGGAACTTGCACTTACATGGCTTGATGCATTATCAGATATCACAGCAAAAGGTATCTACGCAAGTCATAGCTGGCTTGACGATTATATGAACGTAGATGAGCTTATAGAACACGGCGCCCTCATCTGGGAAGCGCATTGGAATGATGATGGTGAGATATGCGAGGATAAATTCGCTATGTCGCAGGAGTCTAGTGACTACTATTTAAATGATGGCACAAGAGTAGATTATGACATAATGTATGATGAAGTCTATGACAGACTTACAAAAGCGAATGAGTATGATCACAGGAATGATGATGTTGAAGATAATAATGCCGGTGCTGATGAGACTACAGAGCAGCTGCAGCATGAGATAGGAGATTATGTTGAATATAATGCAATATATGCCTCATCTACATCAGAAGCTGCACTCACACCATCAGCCGGATTTAATAGCGGAAGAATAACAAGGGTTATTCCCTGGGCTTCCAACCCATATCTTATTGACGATGGAATAGGCTGGGTCAATGATGGATGTATTGTATCAGCAGGCGACAGTTCGGATGGTGAAAGCAATGAAGAATCTGAAACTGACATATCTGATATAAAAGCCGGTGATAAGGTAAGAGTGCTTCTTAATGTTGATTATGATACAGATAGAGCATTTAATCTTTATTATGATGAATATGATGTTATCCAGGTTAATGGAGACAGAGCAGTTATCGGTATTGGCAATACTGTAACAAGTGCAATAGATGTACATAACATTGAAAAAGTCTGACATATATAATAAGGAAGAAACTCTTTTCATATCATAATAAAAATACACACTATACA